CTGGCGGCACCCGCAAGAATTAAATCATCAGCGGATGTATCCCATAACATATAGGCACTTGCTGTATCTCCAAACAATTTTACATCATATCCTTGATCATCTGCCCCAACTGTAAATGTTGCATCTAATTGAACTGCACCATCAATATCCACTGCATCTAAATTTGTTGTTCCGTCTATATCCGCGTTTCCAGATATATCTAAAGTTGCAGCGTCTAACTCTCCACTAATGGTAATATTTCTACCACCAGTAATGTCTATGTTACTATCAGCAACCATCGCTTTGCTTGCTGCCGCTGTACCTGCTGTAATTCCATCTAAAAACTCTAATTCCGCTTCCGTTAATTCAGCGCCTGAACCAAGAGTTAAAGTTCCTGTAACTGTAAGATTATCATTAACTGTTACTTCAGATGTTGTGTGTCCAATTGAAATTGGCACACCAGATGTTGCAGTTCCTATAGTAATACCATTGGATGTATTAGAGTTATCAATGTTAAAGGATGTTGTTGCATCCAGTGAAATAGTCGTGCCATCAACAGCAAGTGTCCCATCAATGTCTGTATTATCTAAATTTGCTGTTCCGTCAATATCCGCATTGCCAGATATATCTAATGTTGCCGCATCTAATTCACCTGATAAGGTAATATTGGTAGCGCCAGTAATAGCACCATCTAATGCGACAGCACCATTAATATCTATTGTGGTTGCAGCTATTTGTATTTCTGTATCTGCTACTAAATCTAATTGACCGTCTGTAGACGAATAAACATATAAGCCAGTATCTCTAAACAGTAATTTATTAGTACTGTTTAAAGTTAAGCCAGTTCCATCTGTATGTGTTAAAGTGGTGTCATTATCCGCACCAAAACCTAAAACAGCACTATCACTGTTTAATTTTAAATCATTACTTACTAAGACAGCCGTTGAAGCATTTAAGTCAATAGTTGCCTCACCGTCTATTGTCATCACACCATCAGATGATTGATGAACAAATGTTGCAGAGTCTCCAAAAGTTAATTTATTAGTGCTATTTAAAGTTAAACCAGTTCCATCTGTATGTGTTAAAGTTGTATCAGAATCAGCTCCAAATTTTAAGACAGATGAATCAGATCCTAAAATAAGATCATCTGGTAATGTAACATCTGCACTAGCATCTTCATAAACAGCCTTACTTGCTGGCAAAGTTGTAAATACATCCTTCGTTCCCGCACTAAAATCAACAGCAGAATCACTGTTCGAACTAGCAATTACAGTAGTTCTTGCTAATGTGTCAGTAGAAGCATCAGTTACGGTTCCAACACCAGTTTCCCATTCTGATTCATCACGGTTAACAATGGCGTAATACGTTGTATTGCCATCACCAACACCCGCAACAAAAGTCTGAAATCCAGAGACGGCGCCACTTAAATTAAGTGTACCTGTTCCTGTCGTTGTCGATGTTTCTTTTACTCTATCGTCTAATACGAGCGCCATAAATTATCTCCTATGCCAACCGTAAAATAGCGTTACTTGCATCAGCTGTTGGGAATTGAATTGTAAATGTTCCACTTGTCGATGTCTTATCACCACCAAAGTCTAATACGCATACTGCCTTATTAGAAGCGCTACTGTTGTAAATTAATGCTCCACGCGCTGTAATTGTAGCTGATGTAAATGATATATCAGCAAAATCACATAATGCAGTTGTTCCACTTGTTGTTGGTGTCACTGCTGTTAGTGACCCACCACCAGCTGAATAAGATCCTGAATCAGAAACTTCGTTTGAGCTAGAATAAGCGGTTGTTGAAGCACTCAAAGTAGCTGAACTTGTATACAATGCAATCTTGAATGTATCACCTGTTGAAGCCGTGAAATCATGTCCTTCGACAAGAATTTCTTGCTTAAAACTGGTACAGACAGCTTGAGTTATTGCCATGTTTTATCCTCCTATGGATTTTTGTTGTGTTTGCATACCTGGTATTTTTAATTCCCCATGCATGTATTCATCTCTTCTATGCCTTCCTTGTTGTTCAATTACCAACTCTTGTAGGGCACGTTGATATGATTGTTCATATAATTGCAGCATTTCCGCTGGTCCCTTCAAGAATTTGAAGGCTTCTGCAAGACACCCATAAAGCAACGCCGATGGGGCATTATCCCCCAACCAAGTGGTTGTGTTAGAACTGGATAATCTTGTTGGTAATCTAGTAATTCCTAATTCAATGTTATATGCTGAATCTGGTGTTGGTGCAAGATAAATTGAGTTTTCATCCCACCATGCCCAGTATTTTGGTGTGCTAGTAGATGTTCTAACTGGCCAATATTCATTCATAAAACTAATATCACGTTGCTCCAAAAATGTTCTTGTTGCCGTCCCCGATGCTGGATAAATATGAACTGTCCTAATTGTTGCCAGGGATGTTGGATCAGGTGAAGAACCACCTGGTAGAGCTAAGAAAGCATTATCAGCCGTTACGGTTGAATATTGATGAGACTTGAATGCATCCAGGTCAACTTCCCTTAACATTCTGTTCTCAGTGTGTTCTATAAAGTCATCCGTAATAGTCGATGTTAATACATCAGTGCTAGTTTCCGTGTAATTTAAAATCTGTGTTGTTAGTTGCGCGTATGTTGTCATTAGTTACTCAATGTTGCCGGTCCGGCAGAGGCATAACCCCCACCACCACTACCTGTTGTTCCTGCAGCTGTTGAAACTGCAAAGGTATAAAAATCATCATCTGTTTTTGTAATGCTGTATCCATCTTCATCCTCTATTTCAGTTACAGAAGCTCCGAATATATGTCCTGTAACATCCCTAAATCTCACCGTATCACTAGTAGATCTTCCATGATCAGGCTCAAAAACAGATATAGTTGCGCTACTCGCTGTAAATCTAAAAGGTTTTAATGGCAATAATCGAGCAACTGCATTTTCAACTCTAGCAGGTCTTGCAAACTGAAGTGCTTCTCCGTCAGGAGAATGTTTATTTGGTTTATCTTGTGCTGTCTTGGGCTCATATTCACTTCTATGGACACGTGCTCCATTCCATTCCACTACCATTTCCTTATAGGGAAATGCCATTCCACTGCGGTCAGAAATGAACTGTGAGTGTTTTCCTCTAGCGTAAGCCATTTATCCTACCACTTAGAATTGCCAGTTCCAGACCAATGATACTTACCACCTTTAGTAGCTGCACCCATACCTTGTGCGGTTCCGGAAACTTTTCCTTTTGCAACAGAGACAGATCTTTCCTTTTCCTTAGCCGTAGCTTTAGGAACAGAAATAGTACCTCTATCACTCCAATTTCCTTTTACCCCACCTTTAGAACTTCTTCCGGCATTGGTATCTTTATTCCAGTTTGGATTACTCATTTTTCCTCCTTTTTACATTCGCAGTTTGTGCATTGACAATTGTCTCCACAATCACAATCACGACCACATTTTTCACATTTAACCATATTACCTCCTATGGTATATATGCTTGCGCTGGCTGTACTTTAAATGATGTGCGTTCACGATCATTTTCAGCAGCACGTTTAAATTCTTCATCATACACCGATTTTAAGTTTGCACTTAACATTGGTGCTCTCTTTAAGCTTATATAGTAAGCTAATCCTGCAGTCAAACATGGAAGAAAGTAGAATGGAACATCGGCATTATTTGTATAAGCACCAGCATCCTGTATCCTTCCAATATAAAAATATTTAAAAATATAAGCCTTATCCGGGCTTGGATATAGAAAAAGAGTCATGTCATATTCTGGACGACCACTATTGGAAGATCCTCCAGTTGTAACCGTTCCAGGAATTAGGGCCCATTGTGTAGGTCTTGCGTCCCCAGTAGATGATTTCTCCTTTCTGGTAAGATTCATGAATTCTTCGCGTGAAATTCTGGAAACAGCGACATCAGTAGTATTACTATCACCTTCCAAATTTGTTGTCGCTCCCGTTGTCGTTGTAATGGTCGCATCCAAAATGTCCACGACCTTTTGGTCAACTCCGTAAAAGTTTGTTCCAGCTGTTAATGTTTGTGTTGCATAGGTAACGGTCCATAGATTCAATCCACGGTTCGCCCATTCCGCAAACATAAGATTGAGGGATCGTTTCGCTGTCTTTAGATCATAGCCACTGCGCGCTTCCAATTGGCAACGCTCTAGTGCCTCTTCTATAATTTCTTCAATCTGAAGATTAAAGGTTTGTGTGCCTGAATAAGCCATTTAAACCTCTATGCGTAAAATACAGTCACATGTGTAGTTACGGCATTAGTACATTTAATACTTGTTTCACATCTGAATCCATCACCTGGAAACATTACAGACCCTTGAACAGATTTGCTGTCCCCAGCATCAGAATCATTTGTTCTTGGCACATCAATTACTGCTACAGTTGTAGAACTATCCAGTAAAGTAATAGTTCCTGCAGCAACATTATAAGGCTGCACCCATGAAACTCCTAGTATCCTTCCAGGCCCATTGAACACAGTTGTTGTAGTGGCACTTGTAATATTTGCCGATTTTATGTTCATAAATTTATCTCCGTTTTATAAATGAGTGGGGATTTCTCCCCACCCAGTTAATTATTATGCGTTAGCAAATGGTGTTACCAAAGTACCTGATCCTAAGCTGAATCCTGTAATATGGTATTTATCATTAGCCATAGCTGTCGCTACTACAACTGAACCGACAAGTCCACCTTTAGTGGTGCCGTTCATAGTAATAACATCATTAGCCGAAGCAGAAATAAATGTTTTGCCTGTTGCATCATCAACACCAGTGTATAAACCACCTACAAATTTGTCAGTGCCATCGGTTTTGATGTCCATATCAGTTGCCGCAGTCTCTACTATAAATGTGTAAGTAGATCCTACGTTATTAGTATTATTTACATCTGGACCTGGTCCAGTATGTGCTGAATCTGCAGTTGCATCAATTGTTGGTAAAGTAAATTTACCATCTGCATCATTAGTTACCATAATTTTTCCTGCATGTGCCGCAACAGTTAAAGTTGTGTCTGCAGTTAAGCTTATTACAGTTCCTGGTCCAGCTGCGTAAAATCCCTTTAAAGATTTTACTGGTCCTTGAAAAGTTGTTAAAGCCATTGTTACCTCCTGGTTGTATAGCCCTCGTTATGCCGTCTCTATACCGTCTGCCTAGTCAGTCTGCATAACTAATTAATACTAGGAAACTTGAATATACTTATATTCACCAGTATACGCAAGTAAAAAAGGGCGTTCCGAGGAACGCCCTCCTTAATAATTAAGCTCCTGGAGAGCCAAATATTCCGCGCCAGTCAGACCAGCCGAAGCTGTATCTTTCTCTTGCTTTATATCTAACGTTTCCAGTATCGAAGTCGCCTTCCATAGCAGTTCTAATAGGAGCCCTAGTGAACATTTTCAGT